TATTAGTCCTAGTGATATCATCAAGTTTGATTCTACAGATTATATTACAGTACCTAACAAGTGGAATACATCATCAGATGCTCAAATAAGAGCAATGAGAGAATCTGGTGATTCTACTGTTAATGAGAATCAAATTAAAACAGTTTATATTGATGATGCTGGAGGCAATTATGCCAACGGTCTTGGACAAGAGATGAACATCATCGGTGATGGAGAAGGTGGAAAGGTTAGAGTTGATGTTGAAGGTGGAAAAATTACAAATACAGTTGTAGTTTCTGGTGGTAAAAATTACAGTTATGCACTTGTTGATCTTGGATCAATTAACTCAAACAGCACTGGTACTCCTGCACATTTGATCCCCATTATCCCTCCATCTAGGGGTCATGGGCACGATATCTATAGAGAACTTGGAACTGATAGAGTTCTAGTTTATGCTAGATTTGATGATTCTACAAAAGATTTTCCAGTAGATACAAGTTTTGCTCAGGTATCAATTGTGAAGAATCCAACTGCTGTTGGAACTTCAAATACCTTTACCGATAACAACTTTAATGGGTTGTCTGCATTTAAATTCAATACTATTACAGGAACTCCTAAAGTTGGTGAAAAAATTGAGCAAACTGTTCAAAACGGTACTGCAAAAGCATTTGGATATGTTGCTTCATTTGACACAGAAACCAAAGTTCTTAAGTATTTTACTGATAGATCTTTGTTCTACAATCAAACCACAAAAGATCAGCAAGATTATACTGGTATTTCTACAAATGGTAGACCATATGCCTTTGAGTCTTCATCTAATCTGATTAGTGGTCAAACATCATCATTTACTGGAGCAATTGACACCGCATTTGCAGGAATTGCTACAAATCCGACTGGAGTAAGGCAAATTAATCTAGGAGTAAGTTTCACAGCAGGGATGGCTGTTCCTGAAATAAATAAAGGATCAGGGGAAGTTATCTACCTTGACAACAGAGCTAGCATTGCTAGAAACGCTCGTCAAAAAGAAGACATCAAAGTTATACTGGAATTCTAAACAATGTCACAGAAGACAAACCTAAATGTAAGCCCTTATTATGATGATTTTGATAAGGCTGATAATTTTTACAGGGTTCTTTTCAAACCTGGATATCCTGTTCAGGCAAGAGAACTAACAGGTCTTCAATCTATCCTGCAAAATCAGGTAGAATCCTTTGGCAGTCATATGTTCAAAGAGGGTTCTATGGTAATCCCTGGTGGGGTTACTGCAGATGATCAATTTACTACTGTAAAGGTAAATCCAGATCATCTTGGAATTGATATTACAGTTTATCTGGATGCTATTGTTGCACTTAATAATGGTAGAGGCGCAAAAGTTAAGGGAGAATCCTCTGAAGTAGTAGGTACTATTAAAGGATACTTGCTTCCTCCTAGCGAAGGTGTAGAAGAAATAACTTTGTTTGTTAAGTACCGTGATGGTGCTGGAGATGGTGAAACAGTAGAATTTGCTGATGGAGAAGTCTTAATTCTGCAAGAAAATGTTTCTTATGGAAACACCACTCTTAACATTGGCGATACTGTTCTTACCACACTTTCCGTAAATTCAACCGCAACTGGTTTTGCTGTTGGTGTTGCTGAGGGTGTTTATTTTATTAGAGGAACATTTGTCGATGTTCCAACATCACAAATTGTCTTAGATCCATATACTAACAATGTATCTTACAGAGTTGGTTTTGATATCTTAGAAGAGATTGTTGATGCTAGTGAAGATGATAGACTGAATGATAATGCAAAAGGATTTACAAACTATGCTGCACCTGGTGCTGATAGATTAAAGATTAGTGTACGTCTTGCTAAGAGACAATTAGATGATAATGAAGATACAGCATTTGTAGAACTTCTCAAAGTTCGTGATGGTGTAATCAAAAAACTGCAGAATAAGTCTAACTATAATCTCATCAAAGATTATATGGCAGAGAGGACTTATGAAGAGTCTGGTAATTACGCCCTTGATCCATTCATCGTTGATTGCGTCAATACTCTAAACAATGAAACTGGAAATGGTGGTCTCTTTAGAGAGGACGAACTTACTGATGATGGAAACAAACCATCAAACGATTTGATGGGATATAGAGTTTCTGCGGGAACTGCATATGTAAAAGGATATGATATTGATTTAGTCGGATCAACTGTAAAAGATATTGATAAACCAAGGGACACTAAAAAAGTAGAATCATCAAGAGTTCCCTTTGCATTAGGAAGTCTTCTCCGTGTAAATAACGTTCACGGTATTCCATCTATTAGATTAGGTGGAACTGCTGCTGGTGGAAATACTAGCGCAAACATCGTTTCTCTTATGTCTCAAAGAAGAAATGGTGAAAATAATGCTGGTACCGTTGACGGAACTGGGCAGGGAGAAGCAATCGGTCAGGCAAGAGTTTATTGGTTTGGTCTTTCCGATGATCGCTACAAGAATGCAGCAACTGAGTGGGATCTGTACTTATTCGATATTCAGACATATACCAAACTCACATTAGCAAATACATATTCTTCTGGTGATGTTCCTGATGGATCACTTGTAAGGGGTATGGCAAGTGGTGCAACTGGATTTATTGAGTCTAGAAGCAGCAATACATATACACTTTCACAAACTGCTGGAACCTTCTTAGAAGGTGAATCAGTTATTATTAATGATATGCAGAAATTCAAGTCTGCAATCAACACCAAAGGTATTAGGGTATATACAACCGATGATATTAAAGGTGTTTTCCAGAATTCTGATGTATTAGATACTTCTCTGAAGAAAAAGTTCTGTGCAGATAGTGTTCTTCATCCAAGAGCTCTGCCAGATTTTGCAACCACAGATCAACTTTCTATTAGTGGTTCTGCTGCAACTAGAATAGGAAAAGTTGCTGGAAGATTCTTTGCCGCTGTACATGGAATCCACGAAGATGCAATTATTCGTTATTATCCAACAAATGCACAGCAACCAAGTTTTGCAAGAATCTCAGATGTAAGAGATCGTGAAATTGAACTTAGAGCAACAACTTCAATTGAAGATGTTTGTGTAGGAACTATTTCAAACCAGACATCACCTTTCCAAGTGATGGTTCCACAGATCCTGAACTTTGGACAAGGTGGTCTCTATACAGAATTACCCGAACCAGATATTTCATCTGTAGATTTTGCAACATCAGAACTTACTGTCACTTATCAGTTGACAGAACAATCTACTGATGGTAACGGTGAATTATCATTCACTACAGCGGATGTTATTGGTGCCAATGCAGGTATTAGTAGTGTATTCTTTGAAACTTTCGATGCTGAAAGATATGCTGTTGTTTACAATAGTGGTTCTCCTGCACCATTAGATCTGGGTCAAGTAACTCTTGATGAAAATGCAGGAAAAGTTACTATTACCAATCTTGTAGCTAGCCAGAGTAGTAATGTAACAGTTCTCGCTACTATGAAAAAGAGAAATGTTACACATAAATCAAAGGATTATATTAGATCTACTATTACCAATGTAACTAGAACTCTTGATGGTTCAAGATTTGCTGTTGGTCTGACAACTAGCACATTTTATGGAACAAGAGTTGAGGATGATGAAATTTCTCTGGAATATCCAGACGTTGCTAACGTTCGTGCAATTTATGAATCTACAGATTCAAATGCACCAGTTCTCGATAGAATAACACTTACAACTGGTTTAGCACTTGACCAAACTGCAATTGTTGGTGAAAAAATTGTTGGTGAAGATAGTAGAGCAGTTGGACAAGTTGTAAGTTTGGGTGCAAATACAGTGGATTATGTTCCACTTAATACTGATGAATTCCAAGTTGGTGAAGTCCTTAAATTCAAAGAATCTGCAGTATCCGCAGTTATTCAACAGACCAGAGCAGGAAGCTATGTTGATAGAACTGCCAATTATCGACTTGATACTGGTAATCGCCATCAGTTCTGTGATTATTCCAGAATTGTAAGGAGAAAAGGACAACCAGTTCCCTCTCGCAAATTAATGATCGTCTTTGATCGTTACAAGGTGGCATCCGGCAATTCTGGTGATGTATTTACTGTGAATTCCTACACTCAAGATAGGTACACTAGCGATATTCCAACATTGCCAAATGGTGTTCGCACAACAGATATTATTGATTTTAGACCAAGAGTCCTCCCTTGGAGTGAAGTTACTGGCAATGCAACAATGTCTCCTTTTGCTTTTGATAGCAGAAGATATGAATCTACCGTAAGATATGTTGTAAAACCAGGCGAATCTTCTTTCCTTGGATATGAATATTATCTTGGAAGAATTGACCTAGTTGCAATCAACCGCATTGGTGAAGTTGAAATCATCAGAGGTGAATCCTCTAGATTCCCACAACCACCAGTTCTTGCTGATGATGCGATGGAAATCGCTCAGATTCAACTTCCACCATATCTGTATAATCCAGTTTCCGAACCAAAAATTCTTCTAAGAGATAATAGAAGATTCACAATGCGTGATATCGGAAAACTTGAGGATAGAATTGAAAATCTGGAAGATTTGACCAGTCTAACAATGTTAGAACTGAATGCAAAAACAATTGAAGTTACTGATGCAAACGGTTTAGATAGATTTAAGACTGGATTTGTTGTTAGTGATTTCAGAGATAAGTCCATTATGGACCCAGCCCTCTCTACACTCGATATTTCTAAAGCAGAGGCAACTGCAATTGCTCCAGTTGATTTCTGGTCAATGAATGCTCAGTTAGCATTAGATCCAGGTATTGATCCATCTAAGGCAGATTTAACTCAGAATCTTAAATTACAAGATCCAAATATTCAAAAATCGGGTGATCTCTTAACTCTCAAGTACGAAGAAGTTGAATATTTAAATCAACCACACGCAACTAATGTTGAAAACGTAAACCCATTCAACGTTATTGTTTTTGTTGGTGGTGTTGTTCTCGATCCAGCATCTGATAACTGGGTAAGGACCATTTACATCAATGATCATAGAACTGATTCAACTGGTGCTGAGTGGAAGCAAGAAGCAAAAACTACCAGAGATGTTGATAGAAAGTCTAGAGTTGAAACCTACAGAAAAGGTGGTAGAAGAAATGAAAGACGCCAAAGAACAGTTACTACTACAACTGTTACTACCACAACTAAGTATACACCTAAACTCAAAGGACCTGCTAGAGAATTTGATTACGTTGAAGATGTAAAAGTATCTGGTGAAGCAGATCCATGGATGCGTTCAAGAAACGTATACTTCAATGCAAATGGTTTGAGACCATTTACAAAGCACTATCATTATCTTGATAGTCAGCAAGTTGATATCGTACCAAAACTTTGTGAAATTGAAATGCAATCAGGCACCTTCACGGTATTTGAAGATGCTGATATTTTTACACCAAATGGTACAAAGATTGGTTTCATTAGAGTTCAAAGACCTAATCACAAGTTTGGTGATACATCAAGACCAGACATTGGTGCTGGTTTAGGTTCTCCTGCAGTCCTTGTTGAAGAATATCAAGTTGATCCTTATGATCGCTCAAGACCTGGTCCTGGAAAATCATACTCACCAACATCTAAACTGATCAACTTTGGTGTCAGATCTTTGTCAAATCTGGAGAAATATTATGGATATGTTTTCAAAGGATGTAAAGTTGTTGGTAAGAGTAGTGGTGCAGTGGCAACAATTACCAGAGCAGAATTAGTTTCTGACAACTGGGGTGATATTGTTGCAAACTTTTTCTTCAGAAATCCAAACTCTAAACCTGCCCCTGCAGTTAGAGTTAAGAGTGGAACCAAGACTGTTAAAGTAACTGCAGTTCCACCTGGTGTAACTCCTCTCCCAGGATCTACAGTATTTGCTTCTGAAGCAATTGGAACATAGAGTGGTTCTGGAACGATTCTGACACAAGAAACAAAACGTGTTTCTGTTAGAAATCCACCCAAACCAAGAGCACAAAAAACAGAAGTTGATGTTAAGACTTTCACTAAGGCAGTACACAGAGACCCAGTTGCACAGTCTT